ACGGAATTAACCACCCCATGTGAATGGAGGGATTAATGAAGAGCCTAATGCTACTTATTCAGTGCGTACTTGCAGATGCGAGTACGTGGTGTTGCACTAGCACCATGCGCGATTTTAAAGAAATCGAGCATCGAGTAGAACACGAAGGGCTATCGTTTCTTACGATGGCCTTACCTGACTTTTGCACAGACTTCGAAAGTTGTCTGGACATTGGTCAAGTGGGTCCCACTATGTTTCCTAGTTTTAAGAAACATAGAGCTCTCCCCCAATTTCTTGGAGGTTTGCTGGATCTCGTGTTTGATCGTTCAAGTGGTCTGTTACTTGACAATCCGTCTATTGACGCAATCTTCTTTATTCGTCAGATTACTCTGATGTTTAAGAAGGTTGAACTTCCTTGCTCCGAAAGGAGAGAAAGAAGGTCATTTGATGGATTCATCAAGTGTGAGAAGGAAGTCAAAGACTCCAGTGAACAGCTTTCTGATCAATTACTCGATCAGTTTGGCCGTATTGCTGACGTCCTTTGGGGTGCTGATGGTTCTCATATTGATCGCAAGATCTATTATGGGGCCATCATACCTCGACATGGTCCAGGGGCGACTGCTGACAAACTCTTCGGAAACGAAAAGTATCAGCTCCCCACTTGGACTTGGAGACTTGAGGAGTTCTTCCCCTCAACAGAGTTCTGTATCCCCAACCAGGGATACTTTAGAGAACTCGACTCCATCAACTTCCTCGAACCTGGATCCGAGAGACCTGTAAGGGTCATATCGGTTCCTAAGACACTTAGAACACCGCGAATCATCGCCATTGAGCCTGCCTGCATGCAATATGCACAGCAGTCTCTTATGGAAGTGATCGTTGATACACTCGAGAAGAGTAACCAACTTCGAGGGTGTATCGGTTTCTCTAATCAAATTCCTAACCAGGAACTTGCCAGAGATGGCTCAGCGGACGGTAGTCTTGCGACTATCGATCTTTCTGAAGCCAGTGACCGTGTTTCTAATCTGCTCGTTAAAACTATGCTTCGCCGTCATCCCACCTTTCTTGGTGCGTTGATGGCTTGTCGTAGTGAAAGAGCAGACGTTCCTGGTCACGGTGTTATACCATTGACCAAGTTCGCGTCTATGGGTTCAGCGACTACGTTTCCTATAGAAGCGATGGTATTTCTTACCATCCTTGTCTGTAGTTACGAAGATTCGCTTAACAGACCTCTGACCAAAGCGAGGCTTTTAGCCTTTCTTGGGCAGGTGCGCGTCTATGGAGATGATATCATTGTCCCCGTAGATTTAGTGCCTTTCGTGACACGTAAACTTTCACTCTTTGGAATGAAAGTAAACACTCGTAAGTCATTCTGGACTGGAAAGTTCAGAGAGTCATGCGGGAAGGATTACTACGATGGCAAGGATGTATCTATTACATATTTGCGTCGTATGCTTCCT